AAACAAAAAAAACAAAAAAAAAAAAAAAGAAAAAAAAAAAAAAAAAAAAAAAAAAAAAAAAAAAGAAAAAATTAGCAAACTAAACCGAGAGAATAATTTAATAAATAGAGTTAAAGCATCCCGTGAAGCTAGAGTATTACCCGGACCACATTGGGAACGGGTTCCTTCTTCTAGTAAAAAGCGGAAACAACATAATAATGTAACTTCAGTAAGATTTACACCAAAGCCAACTAGTAAAGGGTATTCACCGTTTACACCATGGTCTCCGAAATATACACGAACGCAAGCAATAAATGCAGATAAAAGATGGAATGCAAAATCGAAGAGCGAGTTAAAGGCGCGTCTTAAAGCATCAGTTAAAGCTAGAGAATTACCCGGACCACATTGGGAACTGGTTCCTTCTTCTAGTAAAAAGGGGCGACATAATAATGTAACTTCAGTAAGATTTAGACCAACACAAAATAGTAAAGGTTTTTCAAAAGGTTTTTCAAAATATTTTAAACAAACATATTCAAAAGGAGAAGCAATAAAAGCAGATAAAAAATGGAATGAAAAAAAAAACACTAACAATACATCACGTGAACCACCGTCCCACTTTGATATAATGCGTAACGTTTTAGGAGCACGTGCACAAGCACAACCATCATCACTAAAATTAGGAGCACGAGCACGAGCACGAGCACCAGCAGGAGCACGAGCACCATCAGGAGCACGACCACCATCAGGAGCACGACCAGATAATACATGGAATGAACAACCCAATAATTGGTGGAAGACTAAAGCACCAGCGCCAGCACCAGCACCAGCACCAGCACCAGCACCAGCACCAGCACCAGCACCAGCACCAGCGCCAGCACCATGGAATACACCAAACCATGATCCACCACTTAAATGCGGTAATCCACATGGAAAGAAGCCAGATCATACAATATATTGTCCAAAAGATGGAACTTCACACCGAGCTTCTGCCGGTTGGTGCGTAACAGATAAAACACATTGTGGTATGAACCAAGAGCAATTAAGCACAGCTGAACAAACAAAAGCGAAGTGTACAGATAAAGGAGTCGGAGATTTATGTATATTAAATTGATTCTAAAACGAGATATACCTAGTTATATTATGTACACAAATCATATTTCGGCTTGACATATCAATATAGTTTGACACACAATGGCTTTATCTATACCAAGCATATTCCATTAAATTTTTTATATATAAATATTTAATTCATCATTTAATATTAGTCAGCCATGTTCTATATTATCAATAACTATAATAGGTAATAATATAGTATATTGGTGTTTTAAATAGTGTTTTAAATAGTGTTTTAAGAAAGATATTTAAAAATTAAATTTGAATTATTTTCAATGGAAAAATATTTTATAGCTCTTCGAAATATATATTTAGTGTTTTTGATGTATATACTCATGTATATCGCGTTAACATTTAATTCCAATTATCAACAAATACAATTTTCGAAACAATTATATATTGTTAAAAATGTTGTTAAGAGTTTAGTATTATTATATATAAGTGTTTTTGCATCTATCGATTGTATCAAATTTATCCACAAGGATTACTATGAAATGAATTTAGTATATTATTATGCGTCATTATATGTAGCCAATGATCTGACCGCGTTATTAATTGTACCAAATCTTCCAAATACTACAAAAATACATCATAAAATAACATGTTTATTTTTAGTGTATGCATTACATGTTAATTTTAATAGTATAGAAAATGTGGGGCAACTACTATTTATATATACGATATTTTCAAGTTATGCATTTTTAGTAAATTTCTATCTAGGAATGCGATTTTTAAAAAATGACAATAATACAAAAACATATTTAAATGCTATAATAGATAATAGTAAAAAATACGCCTATTATATTTATGTTGTTACATGTGTTATAAATTGGTGTATTCAAGTATCTTTAATGTCATACAGACTATATAACGGTATTATTAATCTACACTATGTTTTATATTCGGGATTACTCTATTTTATTATAAAAGATGACTTAATATTAATGAGTTGGTTAAAGAATTAATTGATTTGACTTTAATATACTCTATTGTATAAATGTTCCACTATTAAACATAACATTAGTTTTAATATAGTATAGTATAGTATTTATAATATCCTTACAAAATTGATTTGGATAATATTGGAATATAATATTGTATATAAATCATGCCGTTCTCTTTACAAGTTCCATTTACTAACCCACATGGTTCAATTGTTGTTGGTCGAAAAGGTTCTTGCATATCACACCTTCAAGAACAATTTGGATGTACTATTACTACGATAAATAAGACAAAACCTCCACAAACACTTCCATTCTTTAATATCGAAGGGTCTGATGAACGACAAGTCAATCGCGCGGCGTTGAAAGTTTTCTCCCTACTGAATTCTTCGATGATTCGTAACGAAAAGTCATTGAAACATGAATCATTGATGTTTAAAGAAGCTTTTGAAGATCAAAGCAAACTTCATATTCTCGAAGTTGATGAATTGTCAACACACATCTTATCACTTGAATCTGAAAAGGATGAAAAAATGGCGTTCAGCCACACTGAAATTTCCATCGATGAAGTGCAATCGAAATGTAATCGACCTATTAGCTTCAATAAATATGGGTCGTTCGGCCTTTGTGGCGTTTGGGAGTATAACACGGTACAAGAAGGCAGGTATATCGAGGCATTGAGGAGAGCACCATGGGATGATTCTTATTACTGTGAGAAGGAAGCTGCTGACAATGAATGTGATAAATTAATGGAACGTGGTGTTTTCGCGATTGTGGTGTTCGGCGAAGACCTAAAACCATCCGTCGTTTGTTCTACCTCTACTATGGAAAGGTGGTTACCAACGAATAAGACAGAGTATCCGAGTATCGTTTTCTAAACCTAATTTTGGTGTCGTATGAAAATGTTTAGATTATGATTTGTGGATAAAAATAAATCTATTTGGAGTGGAATTTAAAAGTATATGGTGTCTAAATGTAAATGATAGTCTAGATTCTGTATTTTTTTTTTGAATAGGTATTTCATGTGTAACTTCGTTTTGAAAATTACCCATATGTAATATCATTCCATTAGTCATAATTACATCTATTTCTATTTTTTGGTTTGTTTATTTCTTATTCTAAATTTTCTATTTGCTCCAGTTGATATTGAAATAACGCCATTATTACCCAAACCAGTTTCATCATCACTATGAGATCCAATATAATCTAATCCATTCGTATATGAATATTTATATCCAATAGACTCATTTGAAAAGAACGCTACATTCCTATTTTGATGAACTATTTTACCATATACAATTATATTTTTTATATTTAATTATATTAATGGTTAAAAGAACAAAAAAGAAAATAACTAAATCTAATAAAAATAAATATTATAATAAAATTATGGATGTTATGATGCGAAAAATTGATAGAAGAACATTATCTAAAAATGATAACAAACAATTAAAGACATTATTAGATAATTTACATGAAATATGTAAAATATACACACCAAAAAAATAATGTGTAATTATATGTTAGGATATATATCTGAATTATATCATCTACATATGAATAAACGCCAAGATTTTTATTACTTAGCTTTATCTAAAGAATCGGATGGATTTTATAGTATAAGTGGATTACGACCCCAATATTCATTAAATTCTAGTCCTACATATTGTAGGGATGTTAATTTTTCGATAGATAAATTGGATCCCATTATAGATAAATTAAATAAATACTGGACTAAAGATACAGATAAAAATATAGATTTTTGGAGAAATGAATATGAAAAATATGGTTCATGTATGTTTGATGGAATGAGCGAATTTGAGTATTTTAATAAAATAGTTGAATTGTATGAATATGCTTTAATAAATAATATAATACAAAAAAAAAGTAATAAAAAACCAAATTCTAATCAATTATTAATAATAATTGATAGGGATTTTAACATAAACAAATAATATTTTGACCACGCTTGGTTTGAAACATCTTATTTGTTTATGTTAAACATCGTTTATTTAATAAATTATTTTTATTATATTAATGTATAAAATGAAGTTAGTATATTTTAATGGTCGAGGTCTTGCCGAAACATCGCGTATTATATTAGCATTAAACGATGCTAAATATGAAGATTTTAGATATCCATTAAAAATTATAGATTGGGCTACTCATAATATGGAAAGAGTCGAATTTTTAAAAGATAAATCTGATAATAAGTTACTAATGTCTCTCAATAAATTGCCATTTTTAGAAGTTGATGGTGAAGTTCTTTCACAATCAAAGACTATTGAACGTTTTTTAGGTAGAAAATTTAATATGATGGGTGATACAGATATTAGTGCTGGTAGAATTGATGCTCTATGTGAATATGTTAGAGATTTTAAAGATGTGTATCAGAGTGTTAGAAAATTACCAGAAGATGAAAAGGTTGACGGACTAAATAAATGGTTTAATGAAACACTTTTAGAAAAACTTGAATTATTAGAAAATATACTATGCAACGAACATGAACATTTTTCGGTGGGGACCAGAATCAGTTTAGCTGATGTAGTTCTATATGCCTTTATAACACAATTCTTCGATGATAAAGAAGCGGTATTAAAATCTACTAAAAATAGTCCAAAGTTGCGAAAAATTGTAGAGTATGTAGGTAGTTTGGACCAAATTAAATCGTGGATTAAACGGCGACCCGAAACAAACTTTTAACAATACTTTTTAAGAAAAGTAAATAAACTTAAAACTAAAGGATATAGTATTCAGTAATATGTTAAATATAAAAAATTTTAGCTTATATTTTTTAAATAGTTTAGTATTAATATCAGGTTTAATACTATTTTCATATTATTCCGATACAGAAATACATAATAAAACATTAGTTGAATTAAATTGTGGTCAGTCTTATTTTTTGTCATTTATGACATTAATTAACTCTATATTAAGTTTGTTATCAATTAAATATTTTAAATATATAGGATTTGTATCAACCGTAAGTATTTTTTCATATAATAGTTATAATATTGAATACATATCGTCCATATGTATTTTAAATGGTAATATTGTATGGCTTTATTACCTATATTGTATAATTATAAATGGAATAAATATTTTTATATATTTATTCACTTTTTTAGATTATATAAGAATTAAAAAATTTATTAAAATAAATGTTATAAATGATGATAATATAGAACATAATTTAATGTATGATGTAAATAATGAAAGTGTTAATGGACATACGGATCATATTTACGAAGCTTTTTCATAAAAGTTTAGCCAAAACATTATTTATTTTGGTCAACCTTTTTTAAAAAGTTTAGCCAAAACATTATTTATTTTGGTCAACCTTTTTTAAAAAGGTTATAAAAGTTTAGCCAAAACATTATTTATTTTGGTCAACCTTTTTTAAAAAGGTTATTATTGAATTCGGGTTTCTTCTACCGAAAGTGAAAACCCCTCATTAAAATTAAGTAGTTCTCCATCTAATGAAAAATCAGAAGGTCTTAGTATAGACCAATCGGTATCAGCCTTTAAAATACCACATTTAGTGTAAATGTAACCTATTAATGCACTACACCAAAATCTGTCGGTTTTTTGCGGATATCCATCTTTTCTAAATAAAGCCTCTACCCAATCTTTAGGAATAATATCATATGGTTTATCGTATACAGTATTATGGATTTCTTTAAGTTTATCATCGGTGAACGTATTTGCGGGGAAATTATTTTTTCGTATAATTATCTTTGACGCTTTAAAGTTTTCTAGAATTTCATGTATTGGTGTTAGTTGAACCCCTAATTTAATTTTACCATCTTGTGGATCTTTTTCACCTTCCCAACCCGATTCCCATACATAGGTACCTTTAAGAGATTGTGATATAAATGTAGGGTCTTTTACTATCATACCAACATGTGAAAAATTAGAATGTGTCGCAAATTCTATCATAGATGAAAAATATTTAAGCCAACCCTTTGTGTGTCCTGTAAACAAAATTAAATCGCCAGTTTTTAAGTTATCCATTATAGTAATTTACTATATTTTATTTTTAAGTATACTTTTTAGAAAAAGTATATTAAAAAAGCCAAATTACTTTTTTTTTTTGTTTGAAAAGCTAAGTTTAAGTTTTATTTTCGACCATTTTGACACTTAAAATTAAATAGTCGTATGGATGTCCATTTACAGCTTCAATAGCTTTTTCACACGCATCTAATGTAGAATATGTGACGTAAGCGAATCCTTTAAATTCATTATAGTATAATCTTGAAATACGACCATAATTATGGAATAAATCGCGGACATCTTGTTCTGTGGAATTTGTTGAAATATTTGTTATATTAATTGTATTTCTATTACGATTTTCTTTAGTAGTATCTACACCATCTCTCTTAAATTTAGGGACATATTTACCACTTGATTCTACCCCATGTGCACTAACACCATGTACACTAACACCATGTGCACTAACACTAGCATCTTTATTCGTACATTTTATAGACCAATGATTTCCACCACAATGTCTACATGTCACCGCACTTTTATTCGAGGATCCAAAGATTCCACCACTATCTTCTTCTTTATCATCTGCTATTTTTTTATTATTTGTAAATTCAAAAAAAACTTCATCATATACTATATTTGTAGAAGCTTTATCTGGACCTGGTGGTAATCCTTTAGAAACTCCGAACTTTTCCCAACTACGGCGTTCAACAACAGATTTATTCATTTTAAGGGTTTCTATTCGATATATTTTAGTGTGTTTTGTTATAATTCCCGTTTCATTTTTAGTATAAATAGTGATATATTTCTTATCGTCAATAATTGTTTCTTCTTCCACATCAAATACTATTTTAGATTCAACAAATCCGTGAATGCTATTAATGCTATTAATGCTATTAATGCTATTATTAGTCATAATAAAAAATAGAGATATACTCTTAAACTATTTTATTAAAATACCATTTAATACATTTAACCGTTCCTTTAGTTGTATTAAAGTTATAATTATTCGTATCTAATTTATCGTTGGTAATGAGTGTAGTAATATAATCCTTGAAATCATCCGACACATTATTAAGAATATATTTAGATTTATTTTTTGTTTCAACGATTATATTGGGTTCAATATTTAATGCTTCATCGAAAAAGTGATTAAATAATGATATATCGTAAATATCGCTGGTGTAAATCATTTTCCCATTACTAAATTTTGGAGAATCAAATATCTCACCGCAAATACATTTTTTATGTTCAGAGCTGAGAAAATCAACCCCCCAGTTTTGAATACTACCTGAAATCATTGTTTTTGTTAATAAAACATTAAAAATAAAAAAAATTCAATTTTAAAATATTGGTTAATACTATAGAATGAAGATGAGTTTAGATATGATGCATGTAATATTAATTATTTTATTAGTTGTAAATTTAGTATTTGTTATTAAAACTCATAATAAACTAGGTAATAAAGGTAATGGATGTTCTTGTGGAGGTAGTGGAGGTAGTGGTTGTTCTTGTATGAATAGTAATAGTAATAGTGGATGTAATTGTAACAAGAATAATTAATTTCTACCACCTATTTTTAATCGTTGGACGGAACCATCTCTAACAAATCTCTTGCGTTTATTAAATCGTTTGGATTTAGATAATCGTTTGGATTTATGCCTTCCGCCTATTTTTAATCGTTGGACGGAACCATCTCTAACAAATCGTTTTGATTTAAGTCTTTTTCGTGTCTTACGGCGATTTTGATTAATAATTTTAATAGACATTTATACTATATATTAAGATTTTAATTGGGACAAATACATTTTTTTTAAATCTATATTTTGCCCTATTAAATCGATAAAATTAGTCATTGTTTCTTTAGAACAATTGTTTAATAATTTATAATTTTCATTTTTTTCTTTAATCTTATTAAATAGTTCTATAAGTTCATAAGAATAATAATTACGGAAGAACTCGACTTGTTCTTCAGAGCTAATAAACATAATATAATTTATATAATAACATATAATTATTAAATAGTTAAGACGCAGAATTATCGTATATAAAAATCATTAATTTCATTAAGAATAATTCTTTATCGCCATCAAAATTAAGTTTTTTATCTTCTATAAATTTCATGACATCATCATGTATATCAAAAACTTTATCAAATAATAGTTCATTGTGGACTGGTTGGGATGCCCAGAATATCAAATCTTTAGCTAAATAAGTCGTGTCCATTTTTAGTTTAATGGCTGTTTAGATAAATTATAGAGGGATTTAAATTATATTTTTTTTCCGCACATATGAAGTCAACGAAAATCTAAAAAATATAGTTAAAACTGTAAAATGGATTACTTAGCTCGAATCGATTTTTTCCTATAAACATTTTTTTTCTTTAAAGATATTGATTGTGATTTTAGCGATTCACGGTCACGCATTATTTTTTCTAGTATTTTTTCTTTTAAATGTGGTGTTAAATATTCGGTTAATACAGTTTCTAATAGTTTTAGGGATAATGGAGCCATAGTATGTGTAATATTATAGTGGATATGCGAATTCCCAACTCGGAGTTTCTTATCAGTTAAATTATTTTCTTCGAGGGTGTAGATAATGTTCTGTTCAAGTGTAGATTTGTTAGATTTAATAGTTTTAAGTTGTGCATTAAATTTATCAATAGTCTCGGTGTATTTAAGCCATTCATTTATTTGGAGTGAAAGTTTGTTAAAATCCGCCATATAGTTTTTAATATATTATTTTTTTTAGTAAAATAATTAATATAATTATTACTAAAATAAACGTTAATATAAATGTTATTATGATTAGCATTAAATAGGGGTATATCCGGTTATAGGTATATGAAATTACCGGATCCAATAATGCCAATTGTATTTTTTTAATATTTTCAGGCGTGCTAATATTTTTAAGAAATTTATCAAACAATTTATTTGTTAAATCTTCTATCATTAAATAAATAGAATATTTTTTTTATTTAAAAAAAACACTATAATAAACTATAACAAACTATAACAAACTATAACAAACTATAATGAAATTTGAAGACATTGATATTAAGAATATCACATTAGAACAATCGGTCAAAACATCATATAATATTAAATTTAATGGTAATTCAATTGAATTTTGGACACCTAAATTATATGTGCCTTTTGGTATCGAATCAAAATATAATAATTATTTTTTAAATTTAGAGCTTCAAGGCGATAATAATAGTATTAAATTATTTGAGTATTTTATTGAAACCTTTGAGGCAAAATTAATTGAATTATTAAATATACCTAAGGAACAATTAAATTCACAATTACGATACACCGATGGTAATTCGATATTATATACAAAAGTTTATGAAAAGTATAAAAAAATTATTACAACTGTTAAGAATACGGATAATTCTTTTGTTAATTTATTTAATTTAGAAAAAGATATTTATATTAATACTAATTTAATTGTTGATAAATTATGGTTTATTAATGGGATTTATTATTATAAATTCAAACTTAAGGATATTATAATCTGTTAATTGCGTTTTGAGATTATAAAAAAAAAGGATAAATTAATTATAAAATGATTAATATAATTGATTATAACGTTATAGATACCCAAAAAATAAAATTTAATAAACCAGATAAAGTTAAGGGTGGAAGTTACATGTCACTTGCCGAATATAATGGTGAACCCATTTATATCCAAACCCCACGATTATTAAGTAAAGGAATACTAAAACATGATACACGATGCAATTTAGAATTAGAATTTGACAAAAATCATTGGAATTTTTATGAATTTATTACAAATTTAGATGACCATAATGTAATACAAATACAGAAAAATAGTGGCGAATGGTTTAGTAAAGAATTTCCGCTAGATATTGTTGAAGAATTTTATAGCACACCTATTAAGATTGGACGAGGAAATAAACCACCATCATTAAAGATTAAAATACCGGTTGTTAAAGGTAACCTTAGTTGTAGTATTTATAATAGTAATAATAATTTAATTACATATAATGATATTAATCCAGAATCTAAAATATTATGTGTATTGAAGTTGCAAGGTTTAAGATATTTAAAACAACAAGTTATTTGTGAATGGGTCCCTATACAGATTAAGGTTTTTCAGAAAGGACACGATAATATTTATTTAATTAATGATAATCTATTATCAGATATAGAATCTACAGAAAAGGTAGATAATAATGAAACATATGAAATGGTTAATGATGATTTTGTCAACATTAATGATGATTTAGACAACATTAATTTACAACATCCTGAATCCGTAGAACCGAATGATGATTTAGACAACATTAATTTACAACATCCTGAATCCGTAGAACCGAATGATGATTTAGTCAACATTAATGATGATACAGATAACATTAATTTACAACATCCTGAATCCGTAGAACCTAATGATGATTTAGATAACATTAATGATGATACAGATAACATTAATTTACAACATCCTGAATCCGTAGAACCTAATGATGATTTAGATAACATTAATGATGATACAGATAACATTAATTTACAACATCCTGAATCCGTAGAACCTAATGATGATTTTACAGAAACAACTAATTTTAATGAATTAGAATTACTAAAACACAATTATGAAAAAATGATTAATGAAAAAAATTCAATTATTGAGGATTTACAAAATAAATTTATTAAATTAAAAGATTTTATTAATTAATTTCTAAAAAAATTATATGTTTTAATTATATACAATGAATTTCAGTTTAGATAATAATGTAAATAAATTAGTATTATTACTGGTTGTTGGTGTTGTTTTACTTTTACTTATACATATGTATAAACAAAAATTAGGTGAACAAGTTTCAGTATTACTTTCAGTTGTAGTATTAGTTGTTTGTGGTTATTTTGGATATGTTTTATTAAATAGTCCTGATGAAAATTTCAATCCAAATGAATCTGTATCCCCGATTTATGAAAATTATGAAAATAAAAAACACTTAGAACATTTCGAAAATGCGCAAGAGGAACACGAAGAGGAACACGAAGAACATTTCGAAAATGCGCAAGAGGAACACGGGGAACCAGGTGAAGATAAAGAGTATTTTGCGAACCATAAAGACCATAAAGACCATAAAGAACATTTTGGTAAACATGTGGAACATTTCCAGAGTAATGAGCCGGGATCTAACACTGACAAACTAAATTCAGAACCTTTATTTCCATCCGGTGAAGATTGTAAGTGGAGTAAGGTGGTTCCAAATAATGATGGCGATGCAAATTGTAAGAGTTTATTAAATGCTGGTCATCACATAGGGGTTAATACTACAGGTTGTAGTATGAGGAATGCTAATAGAGGGTTAAGATCAGAACCTCCAAATCCACAAGTTCAAGTAAGTCCATGGCTCCAAACTACAATTTGTCCAGATCCATTTAGAAAACCTTTAGATGGTTGTTAATTTATTTAATTTATTTAGTTTTTAAAAATATAGTATGTTATATTATATGGATATTATGAAAATATTTACTATTTTATTAATTGTAACAATAGTTATATTAGTATTTAATTTAATTAAAGTTAATCCTAAGGAAGGATTTGATGAATCCTCCGAGACTACTGCAGCCGCCGAGACTACTGCAGCCGCCGAGACTACTGCAGCCACCGAGACTACTGCAGCCACCGAGACTACTGCAGCCACCGAGACTACTGCAGCCGCCGAGACTACTGCAGCCACCGAGACTACTGCA